TTTCCTTTAATTGCGAAGTTGATGGTTGTGCATCTACTGTGAAGGGGTTCAATGATTTTGTTCTTGTAATTGCAGGTAAAGATAAATCTGCAGTTTCTGGAGAACTCCTCAGTAGTCGCTCTAAGAAGGAGTTGTACGTCGGGAGTGGTATTGTCTGCTTCATCGATGATGATAACTTTGTGTTTCGCCAAACTCGTGAGAGATACCGTAGACGCAAAGTTCTTGGCATTATTCCTAACAGTTTCAAGAAACCTTCCTTCATCCGATCCGTTAATGACATAGTAATCTACTCCTAATTGTTTACATAAGGCCTTTGCTACTGTAGTTTTACCGCACCCTGCGGGACCAGCAAGAAGCATATTTGGTATCTCACCTTTATTTACAAATTCTAGAAAAGTTTTCTTAGTTTGTTCTGGTAAAATACAATCTTCAATTGTTTCAGGTCTATATTTTTCAACCCAAAGAAATTCATCATTCATAATTAAAATTCACAGCGATTCTTTGTTGACCACCCTCACTGTGGGTTGTCCCACGGTGTTTAAGATTAGAATCAAAAATACATACTCTATTAGAGACACTATTTACTCTAACACCACTTTCAAATTCTGTATACCCATTGTTAGTATTGATATAAAATATAGCCGTTTTCATATCATCATAATCTGTATGATATTGTGCAGGTTCAATTGTAGGTGTGATAAATGTTAAATTTGCTTTTATCCTTTCACATTTTTTAGCACCTACCTTATTCATAAAGGTGTTCCATATATTAATATGTTCACTATTTGGACCTACTTCAGGTTGATAAAACATATGAAGCATATGATACAGACCATCATCATTGGTGGTTCTTCCCTTACAATAATACCATGCGAATTCCCCACTCATCATAAAAGATTGAATAGATTTAAATTCTTCTTCTGATAAAAAGTTATCAATTATTTCAATCATAACCAATCTGGTTTTCTGGATGGGTCACGTAGATAATTAGATGCAGCCCAAGGTTTAGAGGCAATGTATCTTTTATAAGCAGTAAAGATATCAATAGTGGTATCATACTTGAATTCGTCAGGCCCTGCAAATGCAAAGGATGTAGGTGTGGTTGGTTTACGAAGAGGAATGATACTTGCTGCTTCTTCTATTGTCTTTTGACAACTATGAATTTTACCATATCGATGAGTATATTCTTGACATAATCCTATACCATGAGCAACCAACCACCATGTATTAACAAGTGATTCATTTGCCCATATGGTACAGGGATGACCACGAAATGCACCTTTCTCTGTAAAATATGCCGTACCATCTTTCTTGTGCAATTCACCATAATCATGACCCCATTTCTTAGAGCAAACAATAGAAAGCATTTGACATGTTTCTAGTGGCATTTTAACTACATGTTTATCAGGTAAAACCTGAGCAGACACATAGGGTGATGGATCAGTTACAAAGATATTCATTCAAAGGATCTCCATTCTTTTCTCATATTAACATAAGTATCACTTTTTGTGACCATGTTTCTCATTTTCTTAAAGATTCCTGCAGATTGTGCATACTTACTAGTAGCATGATCTGGTTCTTGTGGCCTTATATTACCTTCATCATCATACTTTTTACCTGAGTTGTGATTGGCATACCTTCTGGCACGAGTAAACCCCATCTCAAGGAACTTACGACACATATCCATACCTATAAAATCTTGTTTAGATCTATAGTTTTCATACATGGAATAAATTTTACTAGCAGATATTACTGCCTCGTCAGGAGTTTTGAATCTCCAATGAGCACATATATCGTTAGTATAAGGGCGTACCAATAGAACTCCTTGTTCTCCCCTTCCAATACGATAAAGTTTACGAGTTTCCTTGTCTGTAAAGTCAAGTGTCTTGTAATCGAGGTCATAATCGAACTCCTTCATAATGATCGAATGATTTCCTGAGAGTCAATTTCAGTGGATTTGAACCACTTCTGTAAGTATTCTACACCTTTTTCTGGTTTTGTGTGTGAACCACATGTAAAAATGTCACATACTGCCACACCTTTTTCAGGCCATGTATGAATAGAGATATGAGAATCCGCAAGAAGAACAACAGATGTTACTCCTTGCGGTTGAAAGCAATGTGTTGACCAATCAAGAACTTTAGATTCTGTTTCTCTGGCAGCAGCAACTAGTCCAGATCTTATATGATGATTATCATTTAAAAGATCTGGATCACATCCTCTTAATGTAAAAAGTATGTGTTTCATATTATTGTAAATACTCCACTATTTTTAAAATGCCATAAGCAGTAAATACTTGAGGAATAATAAATGCAACCATCGCTATGATCCAAAAAACATAGTAATAATTTTCTTTATTTTGAGTCCTCATTATTCAAAAGTAGAGTCTGGTTCTAATGCTATGTAGTAAATTAAATCATGATTTGTGCTAGTAAATCTAGATAAAAGTTTTGATGAAACAACAACTTCATAAGTACCAGGTAGAATTTTAATATTCTCTACTTTGAAGTTAAATGAAAACTCTTTATCAGTCTCACCAACGGTTACAGAATAATCATTTGACGTATCATTCTTTTTATCACGAACAACTAGTTGAACAACTCCATTTGCACCAATCACAGATAAATCAGGTAATTGACTAATAGCAGCAGCCTTCAATAACTTATCAAGTTGATCTGTGCTTAACTTGAAACTAACATCTTCTGTAGGAAGAGTTATCGGTTTTTCAGGAGGAGTTATAATCACATTAGGATCTGCAAAAAAATATCTTTGCTTAGTTCTACCCTCTCTTATAACAACATATCCATTAGTAGAAAAATCTAACTCTGGAGAATTAAAGAGAGTTGTATTTACATTAAGGAATTGACTTAAATCATAAATACCAAAATCCTGTGGCAACTCCTCATCAATAGTTGCTTCTGCAAGAATATTCTTCATCACACTTATTGTACGAAGTCTACTACCTTGTTTAAAAAGCAGTGACTGATTAATAGTTGAGAAGTTTTTTAGAAAAGATAAAGTTTTATCAGAAAGTTTCATAACCACGGGTCGGAGTTTCATTTAATTGTCCACTAAAATGATATAGTAGTAAAGTATAATGCAATGCTTTTAGTATATCACGTTTTGCTTGACCTTTCTTATCATATCGACTCAAATACTTGATTGCATTAGAACGACAGAAAGATTCCGCATCGCCAACTGACTCGATAAGATCAAGTGTCTGGACGTTGTTTTCTTTGGAAGTATAGTGTCCACCGTATGTTGTGGAGATATAATCCTGAAGAGCCTTGATAGATTCATCTTCTTTATATTTTCTAGGATTATCTAACTTAATTCCAGGTGTTGACACATTAGCAGCGTGTGGCCAAGTATCATCATAAAATGTTATATCATCAAAATTAACACTTGTATGATAATTACTAGTATCAATAGTAATGTTTTCTATAGGTGGTGCATCCACACTAAAAGTAGTGCTAGATGCAGTGGACAACCCTATGGTTATCTCATCATCATGTTGATGATCAAGGGAACAAGGACTCATTTTATCATCTCCATAAATTTCATCGTAAAGTAAACTCCATGAATTAATCATAGCAGAACAAGAAGTCATTTACAAGACTATCTGCTTTTTCTTTTCCAAACTTACCAGCAAGAAATCCTCCCACTGGATCAAGTTTAGTCATATAAGCATCAAAGTCTTTGTAAACACTGGTATCTGTACCAGTCGGTTTTTCTAATTCTAACATATTTTTGTACTTAGTCAAGTATGTGATAAACATATCTAAATGGTCATTCACTTCTGACGGAGTACAATATCTAATGTAAATATTTTCAGAGAAGTGATTTCCTGGCTCAAAGAACCGATAATCACCTTCATGTTTAGGTAAGTCATCCACAGAAAACAAATAGTTTTCAGTTGGATGTTGGAAGTCGAATACTATAATGATTTTCTTTTCAGAAAACTTCATCAAGTCCATACCAAAACAAGGAAGATTACTTCCTGTCTTGGGATAGGCTATGCAATTAAAAATGTCAACATTCTTACCATCAGAGATATCCACCTGCCTAGACTTAAGTAAGTAAGGATGTGAATGATCTATCGCATTTAAGGAAGTTCCCTTCGCTTGCCATGATGCCCATAAGTTTTCAATCTTACAGGGCAACATGGAACGATAGGTGCTGATATAATCTTGCCAGATGGTCACTAAACTTCCTCTTGAGGTAACTCTACATCAGCATCTACCTTGTCGTAAAGTTCGATAAATGATTGCTTAGTCTCATCATCAAAACGATTCACACAGACTTGAATAGACTTCATCTTATCATTAAAGATACTGTATGCACGAACGATGTGAACCAAACGACGAGTGCTAATGATCTCTTCGATACCACCATCATAGAATGTTTTACGGATGATGTCACCCCAATCTACAAGTCTTGCAATGAAATCTGTATCAGTGATACCAAGATTAGAAGCCACTCCACCTAGAATCTTCTTCTCTATGGAGGGTGATGGATAATCCTGCTCAAAGGTTACAGGAAATCTCTCAAGGAATGCTTCATTAAGAACATTAGTTCCTATAAATCTACCATCGTCAGATCCTTTTCCTTTTGTGTTTGCAGTAGCAACCACATTAAATCCTGCTGTTGGTTTAACAAACTTACCAATCTTTTTAAGGAATATACCTTTACCTTCTAATACAGGTTGTAAACATAAAATTTTATTAGATGCGAGATCAATCTCATCTAAAAGCAACACAGCTCCCCTCTCAAGAGCTTCCACCACGGGTCCGTTATGCCAAACAGTATTGCCATCAATAAGACGAAACCCACCAATAAGATCATCTTCGTCGGTTTCAATTGTAATATTGACTCGTATTAACTCTCTATTTAGTTGAGCACATGCTTGCTCCACACCAAAGGTCTTACCGTTACCTGATAAACCAGTAACAAATGTGGGATAAAACTGTTTAGACTTAAGTATATTTTTAAGATCATTAAAAGGGCCAAACTTAACAAATGTTGAGTCTTTTTCTGGAACTAGATTTTGTTGTACTTGTGGTTCCACGGCAGGAGCACTATAAGACTTCTCAATGTTTTCTACTACTCTAGTAGTAACTTCAAGATTCCATTTACCACGACCAACATTAAATTCTTTAAGTTTTTTAGTAACTGTTTGATAAGCAATATCATTCATTTTACAAAATCCTCTGACATCAGCAGCAGTAAACTCTGTGCCATAATTGTTTTTCAAACCATCAAGGATTTCATCTTTAGTCATTTTGATTTCAAACATAGTTGGTTCGTTTCGTTGAACCTATTATAAACAAGAAATGGGAGTTTTTACCTCCCATTAGACACTTTGTAAATTGTCATATGCCTTGGTCTTTTGTACTAGCAAAAAACTCTTTCATACTGGATTGCAACTGACCCTCATTTTCTATGGGATCAAATTTATCATAACCTTTAATTTTCTTCCATTTATTATATAATGCCCCTAACACCCATGCTTGTGATAGTTGTTTGGGCCCATTTTCTAGAAGTTCAAGATGATGTTT